GGAGTCTAATGGATTATTTACAGTTCATAAATTTTTATTTAAACTTGTAGATATTTTACAAAGAAATGATATTAGTCAATTTGATCGTGATATGTATAATTCTTCGGCAAAAGTTGTATTTGAGTCATTTACTAAATTTGTATCTTTACACTATCTTTTGTCTCATAGAGATGACACAGAGTATTGGAAAGATATAAAAAATGGTAATCGTATTGATACTAAAAATGAAATGTATGACGAATACTACTATAAAACTGGTTCTTTTTATAATTTAGTTGAAAGATATATGGATTGGCAAAGACATCCATTAGGAAGCGATGGGATAACCTATATAGCAACTGGAATGAATTTAAATATGATGAATAATGCAAGAGCAGAAAATGAGTATTTTACAACAAAAAAATCATTAATTGAAACAGCAGATTCTTGTAATTCTAAATGGGAATTAAGAAAACAAAAATGGAAAAAAAATGCAGAAAATGCTCCTTCACTTTACCAATATTTAAAAAATACCTATTTTGACGGACAAGACTAAGTATGATAGTATATTTATTATGGTTCGTTAATTCAGTTGATTAAAGCGCTACCTTGTCACGGTAGAGATCGTGAGTTCAAGTCTCATACGAATCGATTTTGGCACTATCGTCTATCGGTCAGGACATCGCCCTTTCACGGCGGAAAGACGGGTTCGATTCCCGTTAGTGCTACTAAACCTCTGTAACTCAGCGGAAGAGTAGCAGACTTCTAATCCGTTTGTCGCAGGTTCAATTCCTGCCAGGGGTGCTATAATAGTGTTAAATATATAGTTTATATATTTTAACCAGGGGGTTTTGTGATAAAGTTTATTGATAATATTTTCACACAAAAAGAGTTAGAAATATTGAATAATAAATTAAACTATTCTAAAGTGCCGCTGGACGAAAATAACAATTATGTAAGTTATAAAAGCAATGATGAAGGCGTTGGAGTTCATCAAGAACTCGGAAGATTGCAATTTGGTGGATTAGAAAATTTGTCAAAAGAAATTAAAGATAAAGTAAACAACATTGCTACAAACTTATTTGATAAAGAAGTATCATTCAATCATGCTATGGGAGTAGAGTATAAGGCTTGTTATGGAACTCCGAATCTTCCAGTGCATTATGATCTTGATGATAATGATTTAATAATTAACTTTCAATTACTATCTAATACGCAATGGGGCATTGGGGTTGATCTTGAAGTTTATAATTTACAAGACAACTCTGCTGTTATATTTAATGGTAATGAGCATACTCATTGGAGACCACATAAAACTTTTAAAGACGATGAATTTGTTAAAATGATATTTTTTAGATTTAAAGATTACGAAAACCCATCAGACTATAGTCATCTAGACCATATAACATGCTTAAAAGCATTTAAAGAAATTAATAAATTTAGAGAAAGTTATAGATAAATATATGACAACAGACAAAACTATAACAATTGGACAAGAGCCTGCTGCACTGATGAAGGGATCTGTTAGTCAGTTTTACAATTTTCTTTCAGACGAAAACATAAAAATTTTAAATAAAATTATAGACGATGTTCCAAAAAAAATAGACGATAGGCTAGGAAGAAACATCACAGTCTTGCCACAAAGTTCATTTTTATCACAAATGTTTGATTCAGTATTAGCAAAATTATCTGTAAGCAATCTTACTTTAAGTAGTACGACCTATGTAGAATATAATAACAAATATGGTATTCCAAATCTTCCTCCACATTTTGATTCAGATATTAACGATTTGGTAATAAGTTACCAACTTAAGTCAAATACAGATTGGAACTTTGCCGTCGAAAAACAAATATATGTCTTAAAAGACAATTCTATTTTAGTTTTTAATGCAAACAAAAATATACACTGGAGACCACATAAAATTTTTAAAGACGATGAATTTGTTAAAATGATATTTTTTAGATTTTGTAATATTGAAAATATAAGCGATAATTCTCATTTAGTTTACTCTATAGATCATGAAATTTTTAAAGAAATAAACGAACTGAGAGATAGTCTTATAAATAATGATAAAAATTAACAAAATTGTAAATATGCTATAATTATATTAAGGTGTAGTTAGCCTATATTTGTCGGGAAACATGTATAGCCTATGTTGCAACACTACACCCCCTATTTTTGATCAAACATAGAAGAAAGAGATATAATGAAAACAATTGGATATAAACTAAATCCATTTCGCATTGTTGGCGTAAAGCCAGGAAGACTAGATGGTGCTGATGATGTTTTTGAAACATTAAGCGAGAAGTGGTTTCCAGGAAAATGGAAAGTTCTTGTGTATTACCCTAAAGATTTTACCTTTGTGTGTCCCACAGAAATTGTGGCTTATGATAAACTTGTAAATGATTTTAATGATCGTGACGCAGTATTGCTGACAGGTTCAACAGATAATGAATTCTGTAAGGTTGCATGGCGCAATGCTCACGAAGATTTAAAGAAAACCAACTCATGGTCTTTTGCTGACCAGGTTCGCAGTTGGCAATATCATGGAGATGATGATGGATACACTGGTTTAGCAGAACAACTTGGAGTCCTTAATGAAGATGGAGTTGCTCTTCGTGCAACCTTTATTATTGATCCAGACAATGTTATTCAGCATGTAACAGTAAATAATCTCAATGTTGGAAGAAGCCCAGAGGAAACATTACGTGTTCTTGATGCTCTTCAAACAGGAGAACTCTGTGCTTGCAATAGAAGTCTCGGCGGAGAAACTTTGTGAGTTGGGTAGACGAAGTAAAAGAACTTGTTCCTGAATACGCTAAGGATATTAAACTAAACCTTGATGCTGTAATAAATAGAAGTGCTTTTGATTACGATTACTCTTCATCGCTTGCACTTGCAGCAGCCCTTGCAACAGGTAATCAAGACATTGTTGCTATGATTTCTGCTGGTGTTACAGATGAAGTAGAAAAAAATGCAGCCTTTACTGCAGCAGCAATAATGGCACAGAATAATGTTTGGTATCCATACACAGAGATGGCAGATGATCCTAATCTAACTGGATTACCTGCACAACTTAGAATGAATGCCATCGCATCTCATGGCGGTACAACAAAAGATAAGTTTGAAGCATATGCACTAGTAGCATCAATTATTGGTAAGTGTCATTTCTGTGTTAAGGCTCATTATGATACCTTGAAGAAAGAAGGGTACACAACCGAACAACTTCGAGATATTGGAAGAATTGCTGCAACAATTAATGCCATTGCTAAGGTTGTAGTAGCGTAATGGATTGCCTCCTTAACTCAGGGGTAGAGTACCCGCCTTGTAAGCGGGTTGTCGTAGGTTCAAATCCTACAGGAGGCTCAAATGAGTTTAGAAAATGAAATAAAAGATATACTGTTTGAAATCGGCAAAGAAATAAAAGTACATAAGTTGATAGATGGCAATCTTATTATTGAAATAGATTATGATAAGTACACAATTCAAATTATGGAATTAATAAAAGATTATTTAACCAAACATTGATTTTAATTTAAATTCAGATGCAACGCCAGAAACACGATCATAGATTTTGCCATCAATTTTTGATATTAAAGTTGGAACTGATTGAACATTGTATTGCTCGGCTTTATAAAATTCTGTATCAACATCAACCTTGTCGTAGTGAATATCTGTATTATTTTTTAAAAACTCATCTATAACTGGTGCCATTCTTTTGCATGGGTTACACCATTCTGCTGTAAAATGTATTAGTTCTTTCATTACTTATCTTTCTTGTTATACTCGCCGTATTTACCAAGAACTGCCTTAACAGTCCCGTCTTTTCTTAACCTAACAATCATTCCGTCTTTAATCTGAACTGGATTAAATGGATGCTTTGATCTGTACTTGCCAGATGAATTTCTTTTTGACATTAAAGTGTATGCTTTTCTGTTTGTACTCTTGTATAATCTTTTCCAAAGTCAGCAAACAATGCCTTGTCTTTTTCACGATTAACAATTCCTCTTGACCAAGAGAATCCTGCATCTCCACCCCATGCAAGCCACATAATATAACCATTAGATGGATTTGCTTGATTGCCCCAGTCCTTACCCTTCTTGTCTACCTCATGGCGTGAGAAGTATGAATACATTCTCTTTACGGTACTAAGAGACAGTGTTTCTCCTCTTGCTAACTGCCCTGCACGAGTCCAGCCCACTGAAGTTCCTGCACCTTTTGCCTTACCATCTTCTTTAAACTTAATTGCTTTACGAGCAGCAGCCCTTGCTCCTGCAGGTGGCGAATAACCTTCTGCCTTAGACACAGAGTCTGTATCATACTCAACTGTATCATCATCTTCCCATAGGTCGTCTGCCTTTGCAGCAGGCACACAATTAGGTACTGGTTTACCGTTTTCTCCTGGCTTCATTCCACGCTGTACATAACCATCCCAGCAAGGTGCTTTTTTATTTACATTACCACAACAATCTGATTTCATTTCTCCTGCTTGGCATTGTGGACATTCTTCACATGTTACATTTAATTCTTTACACATTGGACATCCGCATCCTTCATATGCTTTATCCATTCCTACATTTGACTCTAAAGATGGCATTGCCATTACCTCCGATGCTTTTGCTCCAACGAAATACTCAGTCTCTTCAAGACCGCCTTCTTCCATTTCAAAAAGTTGTATTAGTATGGCTGGTTCTGTTGGGCTTGCTTCAAGAGCATATTCAGATCCTGGAGTTCCAAGCATTCCTTCTGTCATAACATGAACAACACGACCAACATACATTTCTTCTTCGTGTGGGGCCATAACCATGTCGCCCTCTTTGACCATAGCCTTGCCTATATTGCCCTCAGAGCGGTTTATAGCGTAGATCTGTGCTGCAGCCTCAGAACGAGTCTTATGGCATCCCATAACCTCTCCTGTGTCCTTTAAAGCGGGGTATCCAGAACAACCATTAGACCCCTTAGAACCTATACGATACGGCATAAAACTATTATAGCATGAAAAATGAGCAGTTTATACACATGCTCAGGTGTTTGATAGTATTATTACTTACTTGATTTTGATTGTTTTTGGTTTCTTTTCTTCGGGGACATTTCTTTCCACAAAGACGCTAAGAATACCGTCTGCCATTTCAGCACGATCAACCTCCATATACTCTCCGAGAGCAAAGGTGCGTGTGAACTTTCTGGTTGCGATACCCTTATGCAGGACATTATTTGCGTCCTCTTCGGTTTTCTCACCCTTTACAATAAGACTTCCATTATCCACAGAAACCTCTACCTCATCTTTGCTGAAGCCAGCAATAGCCAAAGATAGTTTGTAAGTATCTTCATCAATCTTTACCACATCATATGGTGGATATGATTGACGAGTTGCCTCACGATGGATATTATAGAAGCGGTCCAACTCTCTGTTGAAACCAATAAAAAATGGATCCTTAAAAAGATCCAATGACCATGAACTTACCATTATTTCCTCCTTGTTAAGCGAGTTCAATTTGTACCCCCCTTTGGGCAGGCACAACTAAATTATAGCATAATAAAACAGGGATGTCAAGTGCCCATCCCTGTCCTATAAACAAATACTATTAAAGCATTTGCTGTGGCTTTCCGCCACCGCCAGACTTCTTCTTTGCTGGAGCCTTCTTTGCAGGCTTCTTTACAATCTTTGCAGACTTAACTGCAGCGTCTACATCTTCTACAGATGGTAGGCGACCAAACGCTGTGTCGTTTGGATTTGCTGCTCTCAATACTACTGGCACAATTGCACCAAGCAATGAGTATGCTAGTGTCTGTGGATCAGTTACTCCAGAAGCATACATTGCTGTTGCTGCTCCAAGAACTGATCGACCATAAGACGCTAGTGCTGCCTTAATTTGTTCATTCATTTTTTCCTCCTAGGATATGAACTTCGATATGGCTACCCAAACTGGTTGAGCAAGCCATAATCCAATTATACCAGCAACGCCAGCGAATACTGGAGGGGCTGGAATTGGAATCTTAACTGGGGATATTGCGCTTATTGATAGGATTATTAAGCCTAGAGTAAGGCCTACTGATAGTGATAACAAGATTTCTTTCATTTATTTTCCCTTTGTTTATATCTATTTACAAGATCAATAACAAGATTTGTGTTTTTTTGATTTGGAAATATGATTTCTTGTATATTTTGAGATTTAATATTGTCTACTATATTAAAAAATTCTTCATGGCTTAAGTCTGGATGGTCTAACAATAAATTTCCCATAGATACCATGACCTTCATATCTTTAAGATCGTACCTTAATTGTTTAAAATGTGAATAATCAATTATAATTTTACTATTATAAATTTTTGCCAACTCAAAAGTAAAATTATTAGTAACAGATATATAATAATCTGGAATATTTCTATTTAGTTTTTCTAAAACATGAATATACTCTATCAAATAATTTCCCCTGTCTACATTACTAGATCTATCATTTATCTCCCCCACAAAACCACCAGCGTCTGATTCCTCTTCTTTTATCCATCCAGATATAAAATTTATTTGTATTTTATCTTGACCTATTATATTAGAAATTGTATCAGTAATTGTACAAAGATATTGTGGAGAAATTGTGTACGGCCTAATCGCCACCATATGCTTTATTTGTGTATCTTGTGTAATATTCTTTGCTATATTTATAAAAGGATTTTCTTGATATGCATGGTATGTATGTAATACGCCGTCCCATTTTAAATTTTCTAAAGTTTTAATTAAATTAAAATCTGACGTAAACAAATAAAATTTCATTATAATGTTTTACCATAATCTTCTGGAAGTAATTTTTTTAATTCTTTGAATTCTGAAGATATTTTCTTCAAAGCAAAATCATGGGGAGAAACCATTCCCTCAATAGCAGCCCCATATCTATCATAATAATCAATTTGTGGTTCTACCTCGTCAATAAACTTTTGTAGTCCAGCCTGTACAGACTCTATATATTCATAAGCCAAATCACGAGAATCTGAAACAAATTTTAAAAAATCTTCATTAGCCTTCTCTTTATCTGTTTTGTTTTCTTTGTGTTGAATTTCTTGCTCTAATAAAGTTTTTAAAGTATTTGCAAGAATGGAAATGTTTATTCTTTTTTGCACAACATATAAATAAACAAACAGCAGTGATGTAATAGATAGCCCTATAATAGCAAACATTTCTATCATAATTCTTTTCCTCCCTCTCTAACCAACTGAACAATTGCCCCATTCTGCTCAAGAGCCTTCTTTGTTTTAATCATATAGTTTGCAGCACGAATCTTGTCATCATGACTTAAAAGCATAAAAGATTTTTCAGACGCACGAACAGTCAAAAAACCTTCTTGATGCTCAACTATCTGTAATGAAAAACCTTTAGGCGCCAAATGATCTAGTGATCTAAACGCCCTTCTCATTGCATCTGTATATACTAGTCCATTGTTAGAGACTGCCATGTTACACCCCAATCAGCCTTTGTTTTATGATTAGAGAACTCTTTTGATATCTCTCCATTCTCTAAGTATACCCCGCCCCAAACTCCCCACTCTTTTCCAGAAATACCAACAGAAAAACATTCTTTTCTTACTGGACACTGGGAACAGAGCAAATCTACAGCAGGCCTTAACAGTTCATCTTCTTCGTATTTATCAAAAAAAACATTAGTATCATAATCTAGGCATGCAGCATTGTCTTTCCATTCATACCTATTCATTATTATGCTACATACTTGTCAGGTATTTCCCATCCGTTTCTAGAGACGACAAAAATCTTTTTTAGATACCATGCACCATTTTTTAGTGCACCGTACTTAGATGTCATAGCCTTATCTGACCTTGACATTTCAACAACATTCCAACCATCCCAAGACAAGTTCTTGTTCTTGGAAACAATTGTCTCCATTTGTTCAAGAGAATCTATTGTTTTCATTTTATACTCCTTAAAAGTTGTATACATTTGTATTAATATTTTTTGACTTTGACAAACTAACTAGATTCGACACTCTTTCTTTTGAATTTGCAACAAAAGCAAAGTGATCAAAACTATCAATATTTTCCTCAAGCCATTGAGGAGTAACCCTAAACAGTTTGATAGACTTTCCTCTAGACTTCATACCTCTTTCAGAAAGATTTACAAACTCCATTGCCATATCGTTAACATTCGCTGGACCAACAGAGTATAAGTAAAATTCCTTTTCGTTATCTTTTAATTCAGACAAAGCAACAGCCATTGCTCTAAGGAAAATATTGTAGTTGTTGAAATTAGGTGTTCCCTGAACCCCTACTATCATCACTTGTCCCTTCTGTTAGTTTGTCTACTATGAACAACATCTTATCCAATTGTACCTTATCCATGTTGGTTGTGTCAACTTTTTCCGCAGAATCTTTATCAATTTTTTCATTTATTAGGGGAGCCTTATAAAATGTATTATTTTTGATCCAATACGCAACATCGTCTACCACTATCACCTTGGTTGTTGATTCGTCTTGATGTCTGCTAGACTGAGTCTTTGGCTTAAGCCTTCTTTTATACTTTTTAGACCCAGAGTATCTATGGTGCAGTCTGGCCTGACTTACAATCTGTATATTTCTACTAGGCCTACGAGACTTAAACAAATAAAAAGAAATAAAAAGTAGCATTGCTACTGTTAAAAGGATTGCTCCAAAAATATCATTCATGATGCCCCCTAAACTTATTTTATCACTTTTTGTTAAAAAGAAGTTTAATCAACTGTTTTAGGGCTGACCTTTCATTTGCATCTAATTTTTTTACCTGATCTGGATCAAGAGATTTTTTATTAAGGCTAACAATAGGATTAGCATCTGTAACATCCATATCGATAAAGCCTTTTTCCCACAACCTCATTGACATTTCTGAAAAATATTTTCCTAATGCCACATCAAGTTTTGGATCTATGTCTTTCAACATTTCTGTTTTAACATACATGTTTTCCCCTGTTTCTGGATCCTTGCCAGCAAACCTTAGCCCACCAGTTAAAACTAACTTGTTGAATATTTCATTCGATTCGTTCATTTTCCAGATTTCTTTCTAGCCTTTGCCAATGCGTCAAAATCTTTTACCTTAGTATCTCCAAGGTAACCCCAAGCATAACCATCATTAATCATATGATCATTCACCGAAACTGTATCTCCATCAACATATAGCCAGCCAAGAATGCGACCATACTTTTCTGATGAGTCCATCTTCTCTGTTTTAATTACAACAGACTTTGCATCTTTTAAAAACTTTTTTAGATATTCTTTAGACTCTAAGCCCAAAGTCTTTTCTTTAAGATCCTTGGTGCGAGACTCAGGGGTATCAATACCAGCAAGCCTTACACGAGATGCAAAAAGGATGTCGAAACCCAAATCAATTAGAACGTCAATGGTATCTCCATCTACTACGCCCTCTACTTTTCTTACATAGTATGTGTACATAAAGCCTCCTTATACCCAATACTTAATTATAGCACTTGTAGCCAGAATTGTCCAGAGAATATTAAACCATATAATGGTTGGCAAGGTTTTTACTGTTGAAGACCAGACCAGTGCAAGGCTTGATACTAATGCAAAAATATAAAGCCACCACCACTGCCTGCCAAATAAAAGGCCTGGAAATATAATACATATCTTTGTCATAAATGCAAAAAATTCAACGGTATTGGGCCTGTCCCAGTATTCTTTATGGAACATTGTCTTTAGTGCATTTATCCATTCTGTTCTAAATTTCACTTTAGTCCCTCCAAAAGCCACCCCATAGTATCTCCACCAATAGCGACTGCTTTTTGGGTCATGACTTTCTCCCCCACTGTATATAGTTCCAGCCACGCTCATGAGCATAGTAGATAAATACTTTAACTACCGTTTCCCAAAATGCAATTGCTCCTGATATTGTAGCATTTTTTGTAATAACATAGGCGACAACAAATGAAGAAAGAGTTCCCCATATGCGATAACTTAGTGCCTTGACAAATGATCTGGCCCTAGTTACTTTCACGAAGGCCACTCCATTTTATCATTGCCTATTTTATCTAATATCTTAGATGCCCATTTCTTTACGCTTTTGCGTAGCCGATATAGCATGAATGTCTGACCCCAAATCTACTTGTTCAATCTTGTACCCAACATCACGACCATAAACAATATTGGTAATATTGGGCAGTCGTAATACTAATGTATCCTTAAATGGATTATCTTGTTGAATATATGTTGCAACCTCATCATACTTCAATGGATCCTTTTCTGATGTCTTATATGTATTGCGAACACCTACCAACACCTGCTTAGTTCTTTTGTGAGCCTCTTCTTTAAGAGCCTGATGTCCTTCATGCCAAGGCTGATATCTCCCCAACTGTAAGGTGGTCGGAGCAGACCAATCAAACAATGCACCTACCTGTATGACAGTATCTACTTCTTGCTCCAATGTGTATCCGTCTAGAATTCTGATATCAAATCTTTCTGGGTCTTGCCACATTTTATTTGTATCTTCAAATCTACCCTGCTTAATTCTGTCTACCCAAACAACAATATTTGCTGGGCCAAAGGCTTCTCTGGTTTCTTTAGTAGGACAAACAAAGTCAACAATGACAGGAGCAACACCCTGATTTGCAATTAGCCTTGCCATCTCTCCCATGCGACGAGCCTGCTCAATCCTATCTTCGGCGGTAAATCCAAGATCAGAATTAACTGTAGATCTTACCTCATCAGCATTAAGATGAATGGCATTAATTCTTTCTTTGAGTGCCGTCGCTAGTGCGGTTTTGCCAGATCCAGGCAAACCTATAATTTGTATAATCATATCGTCCCCTCAATATACTATAGTATCATGATATTGCTTTATAGTCAAACCGCTCTATTTCCCAAGACCAATCTTTAGAAATAATATCTAGGTGCCTTGAGTTAAAAATATCTTTTGCTTTAATTTCTTTTGGCTTGTACATTTTTTCCTTAGCACTGATTGATATCAAATCTATTCCAACATTTTTTAGTGTTTCATTGATTTGATCTAACCCATCTTCATACTTATATACTGTTTTTGCCATTATCTCATTATCTTTAGTATATATTTTTCTTGAAAAGGGTCCTGTTATTTTTTTTAATTTACCATTATTTTTAAAATAATTATCTATATCTTTTTCTGTTGGAATAATTATATTGTCCCAAGCAAAAGACATGTACATGTGAGATAAAACAACATCAAAAGGATTTCTTACAAAAACAACAGTGTTGGTTTTGTCTAAAGTTTCTTTGCCCAACAAGTCTTCTATTTCACTGTAAGGTATATGATTATAAAACTTATCAAAATTTCTTGGAATGTGCAATTTGTTTGCTGGATATATTGGTGTTACAATTGCAGAATTATCTAATACCTGAGATAGTTCAACTTCTAGGGATGTGCCCCCCACCTTATAGTTTTTTAGTAATAAAAAATTATGTTTTTTTGAGTATATCATATAATAAACTTATTTGGTAGTATGTCCACCATAAGATGGATGCGGTCTGTAGTACCATTATTTTCTACACTGTGCAGAAAACTATTATTTATTTCCCAACACTCTCCAACCTTCATGTTTTTGCTTTCTTTGTTGACAAAAAATATGACATCTTTATTAGTAACAATTGGAATATGGTGTCTTCTTACCGCTCCAAGATAATCCATTCTGTCTACATGTTCTCTAACACTTTTGTATGCAGGCATTTTAATAAAAACACATTTCCCAACTTTGCCATCATGAATTAACTCAAGACTTTTAACAATTGGAGAAACAAGTTCAATCATAACTGACTTGCTATTGTTTACCTTTAAATCATATCTATCTCCAATAGTCCAAGTATTATCGTGATCATAGATAAATACAGAATTAGTGTCTTTGTGAACCTCATAAAGAGTTTGTCTATCCTTGTTTTCCAACCACTCATCTGAATATGTAGATAAATGTTCTGCTATGCTAGATACATCAAAATTACCGTGAAACTTAAAGTTAAATTTTTCACTAAGTTTATTTATCATTAACTATCCTTTAGTTTATTTTGATCCAACTTGTCTCTTTCGTCTAAAATTGTAATAGCAAATTTCATCATTTTGTCATATCCTACGGCATTATCCATAATCTTATTGTAATGGTGGCCACAGAACAATAAATCTCCGTTTAGCCCTGTTACTCTAACAAGAGCCTCTGCGCTACATCTGTCGCATCGATCAATAGGAGATAACTGCCACTCTTGCTTTACCTCATCTTTAACCATTGTAAACATATTATACCTTCCGATTGTCGGTTTTATAGAATCCAGAGCCATTAAATGTGACTCCTATATTAGAGTATACACGAACCAGGGCATTATTGCAAGTTTCACATTTATACCCTGGATCCGTGTCAGCCATAGATCTAATCTTTGTATATCTTATTGCACAAGACATACAATCATATTCATATGATGGCATTACTTTTTCTTTGTCTTTGCCTTTACTTGCCAAACAGGAAGTTTAAGTTCATCCCCAGACCACTCATAGCCAAGTAGTTTAACTACAAACTTAATAATTTTAATACGCATTATTTAACCTTTCTGCCAAACTTAGCCCATACTCTTTCATGTAAATAAAAGAATGTCATTTCTAATGCTAGATATGATAGCCCATAAAGACCGACATATTCCCACTCTGCTTCTCCAGTATAATACTTAAGAACAAGATAAATTATTCCAGAAACAAAAGTAAAATGTACAAATGGCCAACTAATAGTCTTTAGCAAAGACTTCTTTTTAGACTCCATCACAGTGCCACCTGTACTTTTCCTCCACCGCCACCTGAAGCCTTTTTCTTTTTCTTTACAACAGGCTTCGTTGGTGCTGCTGGTGCTGCCGTATCAGATGAACCAACCTTGCTTAATAGTGGAAGGTTTTCTTCTCCAGCATAAACTGGTCGTCCCCAGCCTACAACAGCATTAATTAGTTTCTTTTTGTTGTTCTTTACGTATGCACGAGTCTTTTCTACGCACATGCCACCATTACGCTGATCACCCTTAGCGGTTCCTGAAGTATTTCCTTCAATAACCTGAATTGTTCCATCTCCATTATTCTTAATGCATAGACCAACATGTGAAATTCTATTTACCCCATCGTCTGGGAAATCAAAATAAATCCAATCGCCTGGAGTTGGATCATCGTTACGAGCATCTGCCCAACGATCATTCTTTTTAAACCAGTCTGATGCTGCTATTGTCGCTGCAGACTTCGGATATTTCTTTGGATCTAGCCCTGCAGTGAATGCACACCAAGAAACAAATGACTGACACCACGGCAAAAAGTTTGCACCTGTCCACTTACCGTACTTTGTTTCATTGTCTTTTGGACCTTCAATGGTTCCAATTTCTTTCTTTGCAACCTCAATGATTGCTTCTAGACTACCTTTAACTGCCATAATATTCCTCCTTGTTGATATGACAACATAATTATATCATGGGCAGTTTTTAGTCATGCCCAGGACTGATATTTAATTACGAATATAAGAGGCAGACCCAATTAAAATCTTTGAAAGAGAAGAGATATACTCTCCAAAGGTTTTAAATGTGTTTCGGCTTACATAAGACGCTGCAGATACTGCAGTTGCTACTGAACTTCCAGCAGTTGATGTTGGAGATCCATTATATTTAGTAATTTGAACTGAACCAGGAGCAACCATATCAAGACCAGGGCCTGTGTTTGTTGCTGCCTCTAGTTGAGTTGCGCTACCAAGTGCACCAACGCCTATCACCCCACTAACGCATGACGGAAACCCAACAACATCTCGTCGTCGGTCATTTCCTACCGCAACAAAAACTGGAACATTACTTGCATTTAAAGATGCCACGGCATTGATGGTAACTGTGTCTCTTGTGCACAGCGCAAGGTTTCCTGCACTTACCGAAGACTGGCTGACTGAAAGAGCATCAATACTATACTTAGATGCATTCTTTGATACCCAGTCAAATGCCAATGCCAAGGCTTTTGCATCTCCCCTTGAATTTCCAAGGGATGTAACATCATTAAATCTAATAAAAACAATCTTTAGATTTGGATTAACAGTGAGAGCAGACTTTACCATTGAATCACCATGATAGGTAGCGTTGTTGATTGATTTTGGCCATGGAGCAGATGCTGCACCTTTGCCCTCCATAAACAGTTCTCCGTTAGGGCAAGACATGTTTTGAGAAACAATCTTTGACTTTACAGTTGTAAAGCAGACCTCATGAATAATTTGAGGGAAGTTGTTAGAATTGATGGCAGAGTCAATAATCGCCAATACTCTTTCATCTTGTGCTTGTGCTGGCTGAACTGCTGTAATTACAAGTACTGCTGATAGTAGTGCTAGTAGTGCTTTCTTCATTTTTTCTCCTTGTTTGTTGTTTGTTTATTCTTTTATTTTAAAAACTACTTGACATGGATCTCCACCGTCTTCCCATTCCTGCTGTTCTTCAGCAGTCATGTATGGATCTCCATCATGAGTGTTACAGAACGGTTCTGTAATCCACCCTCTATTGATGCCGTTTTCTAACCAAATAGAAAATTCGTCGTGATCTATTTCTTCTAGCATATATTAATTATACCCTTAAGCACTGACAATGTCAACTGGACCCATGCAGGATGGGTTAAATTTTATGGCTGCATTAACTGCCTGAAGAACTCTATTTCTTGCATTTTTTTGTTTGTCTGTGGCATACAAAACCCCATACGCATATTCCGCTCCAGTTCCCATGGCTAGATATGGAACTGTATATTTAGATAAAGACATATCTACGGCACTATGTTCATATATCTCTCCACGAATAGAAATAATCAAACCAAGATCTCCGTCTTTTGTAGTATCAACCCAGAATTCATTATAAAATTCTCTTAGTTCTTTAATAAATTTAGTCTGCATAAATTTATCTGTATCTTTAATGTTGGGTGCGGTTGGCTTAAAATTGTAACGAATTCTTTCTCCGTCTAATGCCCCTGCATATCCAACAAGGTATTGACCTATCTTCCAAACTTTGGGTGCGTCAAGAGCAAGGATCGTTCCATCATCTGATGCTCCACGATCTCCAGCCATATAAACTTTACCATCATGTTTTACTACAGCAATACAAGTCATGCGAAAGCCCCTTTAAGATAGGTATAGTCAAGTATACCATCCACCTGAAGGGGCTGTCAAGCAAGCCTAATAATGACTAATTAGCCTTTTTGTCTACCGCTTTAAACGCATCATTGATCTCTGTCAAGGATAGTTTGCCATCGTCTAAAAAAGCCCTTGCAAGCCTTTCTATAACACTGGCTACGCCAAGCAGACCTGCAAGCATTACTGCCTGGATGGTGTCAATTCCTACTACGGCTCCTGCTCCTAAGACTGATAGTCCTGATGCTGCGAATACCGCCACAATTCTCATAAGAATATTCCCTACTGCCTTTTGAGGGGTCTCTCGTTTAGGGGCCTCTACTATTTTTTTAGTTGCCATTTTATTTCTCCTTTCTTATTGGTATTGTAATTAGCCAAATTATTGTTGTTGCAAGAACTGCAATACCTACAATATCTCTGGCTGATCCTGTTAATGTTAACCATGCGATAAAGAATCCAAGGAGAGTAAATGCCTGAGCAATTATTTCTACACCAGCATCTTTAAGCCATGTAAAAAATCCCTTTACAACCTTCTTAATTATTTTCATGTTACCTCCTCATTCCAATTACCGCAGAGACTATGTTTGAAACAAGTACTACTGGGATAATTACTTCCTGTGCTTTTTCTCTCTGATCATCTGTCATATCCATACCTAACTCAGAGAAGTTAGATAGGAGTTCTGAAACATCCACATTAAATACCGCTCCTAGTGGATCTGCTAAAAATGCTTCTGTTTGTACCTCAGTGATAGCATCTGCTAATGTATATGGCATTGGGGCATCTGCATTTTCTTCTGCTCTACCCGCAAACTCTACAAAGGCTACTGCTATTTCTGGATTATTTTTTATAAGTTCTGCAACAACAGCAACCTCTTCTGGATTAATACCAAGATCTTTTGCTACTGCTTTTTCCTCAGTTGGAGAAAGTTCGGTTAGCATGTTTGATAGTTCAGCAGCCAACTTAGCATCGTTTTGACCAATTAGTTTATTTAGTTTTTCAAGTTCATCTGCAGATATTGGGTTGCTGTCTGTGCTACTATTATCTGGTGCTACTACAGGTTCTTCGTCAACAGGTTGTTCAGGTTCAGGCTCTTGAGTTGGATCTGTATCCGTTGGCTGAGGTGAAGGCTCTTCTGAAGGCTCTGGAGTCGGATCAGTCTCTTCGTTCTCCCCATCTGTGGTATCAGGGCTTGGAGAAGGATTGGGATCTTCTGGTTCAGTTTGCTCTTCATCATCAGGGAATCTTGGATCCTCTGGTGTAATTATTTCTGGCTCAACCTCAACATCAGGTTCAGGCAAATCTGGATCATCTGTAGGGTCAGGACTTGGCTCTGGATCAGTTGTAGGTTCTGGATCTGGTTCATTAACTTCTTCACCATTAATAGAAGCAATAAGATTATTTAAGTCTGATATTTCTGAAGCCAACTGTGCTGCCTCTGCTACCTGCTCTTGTTGCTCTTCAGGCGTTATAGGGGCTTCTGTGGGCGTTGGAGAGGGTTCTGGGGATGGTTGCTGAGTAGGTGTAGGAGAAGGTTCTGGAATAGGCTCTGCCTGCAATGTAGGGGCAGGAGAATTAGGAGAAACCTGTGTAGCACCCCAAGCCTCCAAAGAAACAACACTTCCATTATGAAGCCTTACCCCTGTTCTAAGATTTTGATATTCGGGGCCTTGATAACTATAGGACACCGCTAAACTGCCAGTATTAGTAATAGCCACTAATATATTTACTGTACTTGGTTGTGCCCCATAGTTACCAAATGGGACCATGTTAAGATTCATCTGGAATCCACCCTCAGAATAATATATGTCCAAACCAGATGTTCCACTTACTCCTGGAAACCAGTCCATTGAATATAGGGAGATAGATGGTGTAGATGGATAGGTATGAAATGTGCCGTCAGGTTGTCCAAATGTAATTACTGAGTTAGTTGTAGCGTAAATGTTTTCATACTGTACCCCGTCAAAAGTCACGGTAGTTGCAATTGGTATTTGATAAGATATGTCATCGCCTGAGCAAGTATCCATATGATGGACTGTAGGTTCGGCATCGCCTTCATATGCTGCTGCTATGGTTTGTGATTGTATAAAATTTACACAGGTTGCGTTAGCATTTTCTGGTATCCAAAGATTGAAGCCAAGGGCCAATAGTGACGCTGACAATACTCTTATTAATTTTTTGATCTCCCTAACCTCCGATTAGACAATGTCTAATAAGGTTATTATATCATTTAATTATAATAAACTGGCTGTCATATAATTCTTGCATTAAACTGTATGCCACCTCTTGGGGCATCTTGAGTTTCTATCCTATGCCACATGCCAACTGGGAAAAACAGAAGGTCTCCTCTTTCTGGATAAAACTCCTCAAGATATGTTCCTGTGCCATCTTCCGTATTTGACAAGATCCATTTTGCCTTTCCCTCACACTGTAAAGCAAATGCATGCCATTGATCTTTGTGAAATTTAATTATATGTGGTCCTATACAAACTTTTGGGCCTATCCCTTTTAACTGTATTTTTGCTGATTCTTCAATGAATGGCAATACTTCTGAGATTTTTGGAAAGTAGTTATTAAATTCAGCAGGCTCTAGGTGAGTTGTTAAATATAGTTGATCAGAAACAAAAACATTTCCATACAATTCTTCATGTGGTTGCTTATCTTTAGAAAAATCTTTTCCTGGAATATTTGGCTTCATTTGCTGATGAATACAGTTAAAAATTTCTTCCCAATTTGGGGTAATAGTATCATCAAAAAATTTTTTAAATATTGCCCCTGTATTATTTTCTATACATTTATCAATTATTTTACGAAAATTTAATGGAAGTATCATTATGTTATTATAACATAAAAAATGGGGAGCAGGTTTCCCCACTCCCCAACTTTTATATTAATTACTTAACAAGAGTAACCTTAGCAGTTGGATTCTTTGCATTCCACTTCTTAGCGAGTGCATTGAAAGCCTTCTTCAAGTCAGCAAGAGCCTTAGCATTATCTGCCTTGACCTTATCAAGTTCTGCCTTAGCAGCAGCCTGTGCATCAGCGAGAGCCTTGTCTGCAGCAACCTTAGCGGTTACGGCATCAGCCTTCAACTTAGCAATTTCAGCAGCAGCAGTAATAGCAGCAGCATCGGCAGCAGCCTTTGCAGCAACTGCATCAGAAGCAGCCTTTGCTACAGCAGCAGCGAGTGCAGCATCTGCAGTTACCTTATCAGCAGCACGACCAGCCTTTTCTGCAGCGAGTGCAGCGTTAGCAGCAGCAAGTGCAGATGAAAGATCAGATACTGTTACGATTGCAGTCTGTGAAGTTGTTGCCAACTTAATTGTTGGAACAGAGGTTGGTGCAGTAATAGATGCTCCAACAGCAACAGTTCCAGCAGCAGCAGGAAGCGAAATCTCTGATGTGTAACGACCTGTTACAAGAGCATCAGCAGTTACAGTTCCAGCAGTTGCTCCACCAAGAGTGGTAACAGTTACTGTATCAGCAACAGCGTTGCCGAAAATATCTGCTACATCAAGAGTTGCAGTTACCTTGCCAGAAATATTTCCTGAAGCAGGGATTGACATCTTAAGTTCATATGCAGGACCTGCAACACCCTTAAGATAAATGGTTGTGCTTGCACCAGTTACAGAAACTGTAACAGCAGATGCAGCAGTAGTAGTTGTGTATGCATAAACAGTCGCTGTTGTTGAAGCAGGTGTGACTGTGATTGATGAGGATCCAGCAGATGCATTGACTGTTGAACCAATTGCAGAGACGAGGCGTGTGTTAGCACCAACTGCAGTAAATGTTACTGGTGTTCCAGCAACAACTGTAGCGGTAATAATTAGTGCTTCGTTGTTTGTAACAGTTGAGGTATCTGCGACGCTTACTACGTTATCAGATGGAACCTTAACTGTGAATGGTGAGGCTGCAGTTCCTGCGCCAGCAATTTCAGTTGTTACGTCAACGGAAACGGTATTGGCACTTGCAGGTGTCACTACGAGTGTGCTCAAAGACATGGCTGCAACCAGGGCTAGAGCGATCTTCTTAAATGAATTCATTTTTCTCCTTTTATTATTCATTTGGTTATATTGTTTTTAGCCTATCCAAATAGTCTTTAATGTCTTCTATTTGACTAGGTTTATATTGTATCACGTTTTCAGGTAGTTCGTCAACCTGGCGTGGCCTATCCCTAAAAGTATGAACTTCTACTTCAGAGTCCACAATCTTAGGAGTGTGAGATATGGCACCAAAAATAGCACCACACACGGCATCTGCCAAGTCTTTAGATTTCTTCCTGGGGTGATCAACTTTATCATTTTTCATAATCTTTAATTGAGTCAATTCTTCAAACAACAACTCTATGGCTGGCAAAACAAGTCTCTCTTCATATACCAACATGGCCATATCCTCGTAATGTTTTTTAGCAACAGAAACAGTATCAGTTTTCATTCCTACCTGATTTAACTCATTCTGAATATCAAATGACTGCCAGCGGTCAAAAGATACCATTCCGATATCAAACCCTATTCTTCTTAGGTTTTGTATCCACTGTTTAACCTCAGACAAATTAACTGGTCCCTCTACCTTTGGTTCCCACCAAGCAACGGCATCTACTACAACTATTGGAGCGACCTGCTCATAATTATTTATTACTTGTATGTTTACCCATTTTTCTACATGGGCAATTGCAACTGCACACTTGTCATGTTTTTGTGCAAGGTCAGCATGTACATAATATTTTTTATTTGGGTCGGGCTTAAATGATTCATCAAACCTTTTAAAATCATCTATTGGATTTCTAGTTGTCATGCAGGATCTTAACTTTTCTGCCTGCTTAAAAAATGCGTCAGAAGCAAATGTTGGAACACAAGCAAAGCGCATCATTGCATCTCCAAGGTCTGTCATAAATGCAATCTTAAAGTCATCAATCTTTCTTGTAGGGTTTACTTCCCATGTAGGTCTTTTGAGTGCAAAGACTCCAGGATATTTGTATGAAAGTATTTGATCTTCATCCCATGATATTTCAAACCTATTGTCTTTATCATCTTCTGGCAACAGTGGATTAATTACAAACTCATGCTTCTTTTCTATTACTTCTTTATCTGCAATAACAGACTCATATCTTTCTGAAATAAAGTCTCCTGGATATCTGGGAAACGAAAGCAAAACAACTTTACCTAAATCTGGAAAACGAGAGTCTACAGATCCACGGAATGCCTTATATATGTTTTCTGCAGTTTTTCCTTGTTCATTTCCTGTGCCAACCTCAGATGCAAAACCAGAAATCTCATCAAGAACAGCAAGCAAAAGATTCAAACCCTCATGCGATTCACGCTCTGAGTGTCCAGAGTAAACTGTAATTGATTTATCAAATTCAATTGAATCTGCTTTAGGATTGTACTTGCCTGCAAACCAAGGGGACTTTTCAATCTTCGTTTTAAAACCTTTAAAGAAAACATTCTTTGCCTGTTGTGCGTTAATAGCAACATTGATTAGGTCTATGGCATCCCCAGTGGGTTTGCCGAAATATCTGGCTGGATCCTTAAGGCATAGTAACTTATAAACGATGTAAGCACAAGCAACAGTAGAAGTAAAATCTTTACCACTACCCTTTCCAAGTTGGAGGATAATTTCATTTTTAGTATATTTTTCATAGTATCTTGCACCTTCTTCATACCCCATCAAATTTTCTAAATCTTCTTTACGATATATTTGGCTCATTGCCTCGACAATGTCATATTGAATATCCGATAGGCCTGGCTGACCAAGATAATCTGGTGACTCAACAAATGTCTTTGCGTCGACTGGTGTTTCTTCAAAATGATTATCTTTAAGTGCCTCTAAGAAATCATCAAACATCATGGACAATTGTAATCACTTCATCTTTCTTGGCAATATCAGAAAGCCTACGCATAATCTCATCTCGTATCTGAGGATACTCAGACGCTATATCACGAAGAATTCCCATCAAAACTTCTTGCCGTCTTTCTATCTGAATCATTTCTTCTGCTAGTTCTTTGTTCTCAAGAAGACCAGCCTTTTGTAGCATGTCAATTCTTTTAGACTCAATTTCCATTACAAGTTTAATAGCAGCAGTTTTTGCACTAAGGTTATTTGTCATCGATGCTTCATCAATAACTTCGTATGTACGAGATACTAGTTTGCTATAATGTGTGTCTGCTGCAGCAAGTGCCTCTTTAGCACGAGCACGAATAGCGTCATTAGCAGAAGCCATTACCTTCCACTCATTAATAAGTGTAACAACTTTTTGTCGTGGTATGGCAAGTTGTTTTGAAATTGCAGTTGGATCGTTACCCTTCAGATATTCTTCTACTACCTGATTAACCTGATCAAGGTGCTTAACTAAATCATCTTCAGTTGACACCATTTAACTCCCTTGCTATTTTTAACAATATCAAGTATCCAATAAGATCGTCTATATCATTGTCGCCAATGTAAGATCCACCCCTGGTTATTCTAGACAGTTTGTCGTCAATGCGAACATGCAACTGTTCCACGCTGTCTGAGGTAGCAAAAATTCTAACTGGATTCAGCGCAGAATCTCCATAGGATTTATTCTTTGCAATGAGCATTTCTTTAATCTCATCACAAACCTGTGCAATTGTGAACTGTGTTTCAGAACTCACTGTCGTCCTCTTCTTCCCATGATGCTTCCCAATCTTCCATACTTTTAGATAACCTAATCAAGGCTATTCCAGCCAATGAGGAAGCAACACCAACTAATATAACAATAGGCAATAGTATCTTTTTCATCTTCTCGACTTCCTTAATTTGAACTTAGCAAGATAGACATAGATTGTTTCCACGCTAACCCCGCATTCTTTTGCTATTTCTTCTGGAGTCTTTTTATCCATAAGATATCTCTTACGCATATAAGCCTCGCTTGTATATAGTTTAGCAGCCATAGGATTACTTGTCAACTCCCAAAGCCTTACTCCAATTATTTATTGCCCAATGGCCTATTCCACAGGCATCAGCAACATCGTTATCGCTAATATTTCGATCATATATAGTATTAATAAATCTAATTGTTCTTTCTTTTCTAAGATTACGCTCATATGTTTTATACCAAGAATCTGACTTTCCTGGGTTTTGTGACCTAATGTACAACTGTTCTTCTTTAGAAATTTTCTTATTTCCTATATAATTTTGCCATGTTATCGGTGATACCTTACCAATTACATTTGTCCCAGATTGTCCCGCTGCCCCAAGTATAGCGCCCTGAACTAACGCCAAGTCTGCAGCAGTCTTTGGGCTATTCATAAATACAGTATGCTCAATAACTATTCCTTCAAAGCCACCATAGAAATCTAAAAATGCTTTTACTTTCTTACCTGCATCCATTACTTTTTCGTATATATCTTTTCCGTCAAAATTAATTTTACCAACAGATCCCAATGTTTTTTGTTGGGTATCAAATAAGGCAAAGGCAAAACTATTTGTGCTGGCATCAATTGAACATAGGGCTTTAGGGATTAGATCTACCCCCCATTTATTTTTTACCATTTGTCTTGTCCTTAATCTTTTTTAATGCTTTGGTAACTGCATCTGGATTAACAGAGCATGTGTTACAAATTTGATGATCATTGTATATTGATAACGGCATTGAACAAGATTTACAAGGCCTTACCTTTCCTTTTCTTTTGGCTCTTTTTGACTGTAAATACCTTGCAGCAATTTTTTCTTTTGTTGCAAGGTCTCTACATTCTACCGAACAATATATCTGATAGGATACTGACTGATCAAATTGTTTATCACAAAAGTTACAATGTCTCACCGAGAATCTCCAGGGGCGCTATTTTAATTACGCCTGTCCCTGCAGACTCACATGCTTTTTTAATTGGGCATGACTTGCATATCTTGGAATTAGATCTATAGTTCTTGACTGGCAAAGTTTTATCTTCCCATGCCTTTCGAACTGTCCTCATCCAATCAAATGCCTGGTCTACCCACCGACGGTAATGATCGTTTACTTCTACGGGAATCAAAAGAAGTTCATGATTGTTTTTATTTTCATAAATCATAACACCCTTTGGCCGTTTTAAAATCTTCATATAGATAAGTAGTTGCATAAGGTGTCCAGTCTTGGCCTTACCAG